TAATGTCTCGTATGGTACCTGATGGTGTTTATTTAGATGCTGATGGTTTAGCTGAAGTTGATTTAGGTAACGGCACAAACTATAATCCACAAGAAGCTTTAAATATGTTTTTCCAAACTGGTAGTGTTATAGGTAGATCATTTACTAGTGAAGGTGATATAAATCCAGGTAAAGTACCTATTCAGGAAATAACAAGTGGTAGTGGTGGTAATAAAATGCAAGCTTTAATTGCAAATTACAATTATTATTTACAAATGATTAGAGATACTACCGGGCTTAACGAAGCTAGAGATGGTAGTATGCCAGATAAAAATGCTTTAGTAGGTGTACAAAAATTAGCAGCAGCTAATTCTAACACAGCAACAAGGCATATACTACAAGCTGGTTTGTATTTAACAGCTGAAACAGCGGAGTGTTTATCACTTAGAATATCTGACATTATAGAATACTCACCAACAAAAGATGCTTTTATACAAGCTATAGGTGTTCATAATGTTGCTACGTTACAAGAAATGTCAGAGTTACACTTATATGATTTCGGTATATTTTTACAATTAGCTCCAGATGAAGAAGAAAAAGCTAGATTAGAAAATAATATTCAAATGGCTTTGCAGCAACAAAATATAGAACTTGAAGATGCTATTGATCTTAGAGAAATTAAAAATGTAAAATTAGCAAATCAAATGCTAAAAATACGTAGAAAAAAGAAACAAGAAAGAGATAGGCAATTACAATTAGAAAATATACAAGCACAATCACAATCTAACACTCAAGCTGCTCAAGCCGCAGCGCAAGTTGATGTTCAAAAAAATCAAGCTATAACACAAAGCGAAGCACAGTTAGAGCAAGTTAAAGCAGAAATTGAAGCTCAAAAAATGGCACAAGAAGTAGAATATAAAAAACAACTAATGCAATTAGAGTTTCAAATGAATATGCAGTTAAAAAGTATTGAGGTTGAAGGTGTGAAAAGTAGAGAAAAAGAAAAAGAAGATCGTAAAGACGAAAGAACAAAAATACAAGCATCTCAACAAAGCGAGATGATTGAACAAAGAAAAAGTGGAAAACCACCTAAAAACTTTGAGTCTGCAGGTAATGATATACTAGGCGGAGGAATTGATTTAGGAGGATTTACACCTAGATAAATTTATTAACTATTATTATATTATATTATGGCAAAAAAGAAAAAAGAAACTACACCTGAAAAGACTGTAGAACAAAAAAAAGATGACAATGTTACTAAAGTAAATATCAGTAATGAAACAAAACAAGAAGATAACATTATCAAAGTAAATTTAGATAAACCAACAATACCAGAAGAAGAAAAAAATGAAACCAAAGAAGAAACTAAAGAAGATAACACTAACGACGACGGAGTGGTTGCAGAGTCTGAAAATGCCGAGTCCACACAAGAACAAGAAGAAGTACAACCGGAAGCAGAAACACAAGAAGCTCCAACGTTAGAAGAAATAACTGAAGATTCTACTGAAGAAGAAGTGACTGAAGTTGAAGAACAAATAGAAGAAGCTGTTGCTGAAGCAGAGTCTACAGGCGAGCCACTACCAGAAAATATTCAAAAGCTAGTTGATTTTATGGAAGAAACTGGTGGTGATATAAACGATTATGTAAAGCTAAATCAAGATTATAGCAAGTTAAATGATAATGATGTTTTACACGAGTACTATAGACAAACAAAACCACATTTAACAAACGAAGAAATTAACTTTCTTATGGAAGATTCTTTTTCTTACGATGAAGAAATTGACGAAGAAAGAGATATACGAAGAAAAAAATTAGCGCTAAAAGAGCAAGTTGCCAGTGCTAGAAGCCACTTGGACGGGCAAAAGTCCAAATACTATGAAGAAATTAAAGCTGGTTCAAAGCTAACGCATGAACAACAGAAAGCTGTAAACTTCTTTAATAGATACAACAAAGAGTCAGAAGCAAGTGAAAAAATAGTAAAAAAGAACTCTGAAATTTTTGCACAAAAAACTAATCAAGTTTTTAACGATAAGTTCAAAGGTTTTGAATACAATGTCGGTGATAAAAAATACAGATTTAATGTAAACAATGCTGAAGAGATTAAAAATACTCAAAGTGATATAAATAATTTTACTAAAAAGTTTTTAGATAAAAATTCTACATTATCAGACGCTAAGGGTTATCACAAGTCTTTATTTACAGCAATGAATGCTGATGCTATTGCAAAACACTTTTATGAACAAGGAAGAGCTGATGCTATGAAAAATAGTGTTGCCAAAGCCAAAAACGTAGATATGAATCCAAGACAAAGTCATGGTACAATTGAAGCAGGTGGCGTAAAAGTAAAAGTGTTAGGTGATAATTCTTCTGATTTTAAGTTTAAAATTAAAAACAATAAATAACAATTTAAAATTACAAAATTATGGCAATTTCAAATCCTGGTGGTTTGTTAAATAGTGTACCTGCTGCGATGCAACAAACACTATCTTCAAACTACCTAGACTTAGCTGCAACCGCAAACGAAGGTTGGGCTCAACAATATGTACCAGACCTAATGGAGAAAGAAGCTGAAGTTTTCGGACCGAGAACTATTTCAGGTTTCTTAGCTCAAGTAGGTGCTGAAGAGGCTATGACTGCTGATCAAGTAGTATGGTCTGAGCAAGGTAGATTACACTTATCTTACAAAGGTAAAGTATCTACTGCATCATCTGGACTTAATTCAAGTTCACAAATATTAATTCAAGCTGACATTGATGGCGCTGATTCTGATAACTCAGGTATTTCTAACGGTCACACTGGTGAGGTTAGACACGGTAT